CAGGTTCTTCCACTACAGGTTCAGGTTGAGGTTCCGGTTCAGGTTCAGGTTCTTCCGCTACAGGTTCTTCCACTACAGGTTCAGGTTGAGGTTCCGGTTGGGAACCTCCTAAAGTGGACTCGGGTACAGTTGCTCCACCAATTAAGCCTTCACTTAACATTGAAAGGTATTTAGATTTATATTTTAAATATTTATTTTTATAATTATCCGTCATTATATAATGTAATTATATATTTTTTTTATTTTTTATTTTTAATTTATTTTTAATATAAATATAATAATAATACGCAAAACAAAATCCAATTAGTGAACCAATAACAGTTTGTTGAATAGTATGTGCATTCATTAACACTCGCGTGTACATCATATATAAAATAATAGATAAACAAATAAATAAAACATATATTTTATGTTCTTCCTTAATATTATAAAAATCAATTATATAATAATATAAAAATACACATACAAAAGCTATTAACATACTATGTCCACTAGGCATTCCCTGGGTTGTAGATAAATTATCTGGACTTACATAAAATACACCTGTATTAGCAGCTCCAATAGGTCTTTTAAAACGTCCTATTAATGGAAAATCATCTGTTTTAAATATATTTGTTAAATATAACCCTATAGGATATCCAATAAAATCCTTAAAGAATGGAACAGATAATTGAACTATATTTTGACCTAGAAATAAATATAAAAACATTATGTTATTAGTATAAAAATAAAGAATTATAAATAATATTGGTAATGTAAATGGTGCACTTCTAAATGATGCATTTAATAATGAGTGTTCATTAGTAATAAAATTCATGATTATATTATAATACTATATTATAATAATTAAAAAATGTCATTAATTGATAAATATTATTACAAAATTAAATATTTAATATTAGAATTTAATAATATATTAGAATTAGATAATAAATATATGAGTATGTATCTTAATAGTTGTGCAAATGATTTAAATAAAAACCATTTATTAGAAGATAAAAGTAATAGTATAAATAGTGAAAATATTGAAAATAATGATGATTGTGTATATAACTATAATATAAAAATATTATATAAAAATTTAGCAAAAAAACTTCATCCAGATAAAAACAAAAATGATTCTAAAGAGTTCATTATTATTAATGAAGCTTATAAAAAAAATGATTTACTAACGTTATTTATTTATAGTTATGAAAATAATTTTTATGACAAAAAAAATATTACACAGGAATTATTTACATTTTTAAATAATGAAATAGATAAAAAAGAAAAAAATATAAATGAAATCAAAAACAAACCATATTGGAATTGGGCTAATTCAAACGATGATTTAGAAAAAGAACTAATTAATAATTATATTAAGTCTCAACTTTATGATTCTTGATTATACTTTTTTATTATACTTTTTTATTATACTTTTTTATTATACTTTTTTATTATAATTATTAATTATATCTTTTACATCAGGAACTCCATATTCTTGTGTGGTAACCCCAGTTCCCCAATCACCACCACATACCCATACACCTGTCCTAAAAAAAGGAGACATATAACAATCTTTAATTTTATTTTTTTTCATTTCTACTGTAAGTATTTTTGCTCTATAATAAAAATTACCTAAAAAAACATCTATCGGATACTTAATAGGTAAAATTTTATTTAATATTTTTTTTATAAAACTTTTAGTTATAATATAACAAACTGTTCCAGATGTAAAATTTCGTGTTTCACGTTTTATATTTATTTCATTATTTATTTTTAATACTTGTTTCAAATATGATTTAGTATTAGTCCAATTCCCATTCCATAATAATAATATATCAAAACTAATTTTATTTTCTTCTAATTTGTCAAGCACTAAATTTAAATTCTTCTTAAAACTCACACGCATTTCAGCATCATCTTCACATATTATTCCATAATCATATGGAGACTTTAATATTTTTAACCACGTGTTTATATGAGATATACTAATTGATACTTCTATTGGTGTTAAATCACTTTTATCTACAATTTGTGGAGTGTGGTTATACATTTTATAAATTAAATCATCATTAAATTTTTTTCCATTTACACAATTTATTCTACAAAACTCTATATTTGCTTTTTTAGCATATTTAATAAATTTTTTTAAACGTTTTTCATGAATAGCACAATTTATAACAAAAAATGGCATTTTTTTATAAAAATTATCACTATATTTTATAAATTTATTATTTACACCTGGTTTTTTAAAACCTATTTTTTCCATAAATGGTGTTATTTTAAAACTCATATATATTTTTATATATCATTTTTATTTTCAATAATATATATTCCTAAAGAATTATATATATTTTTATCACAATCAATATAATCACGACCAAATAATTCATAATTAAATGTATCTAATACATTTTCACCACATGTTTCATTTTTAGCACAGTCAAAACACATATATATCTCAGTCATCATATCAAAATTATATTCAACTGAGTGGTCTTTATGATATATTAAATAATCTATATTTGACTTCCATACCATATCTTTATATTTTTTAGTATTATTTTTAATACAACTATTACATATTACACAATTATCACTATTATAATAAGAAGGTAAATATATTTTATTTAGTTTTTGAGCATAATGAAATCCAGTTAAATCCTTTTTTTGCTTTTCATATTTATTTTTATAATCTATCAATAATTTATCTGCCATAATACTAAATGCACTATGTATTAGTGGATTCATATACTTAATATATACTTAATATATACTTAATATATACTTAATATATACTTAATATATACTTAATATATACTTAATATATACTTAATATATACTTAATATAATCAAAATTATAAGTATTTTATATTTCTATTATTTTTTTAAATCCATAATCTCCATCTGGACCATTATTACAAAATAAAGGTGCAACACATTTAAAACCTAAATTTTCAATAAATGGAACAGTCTCATTTGCAAGTGGTGCATTTTCATTATATTGAACATGTTGTAACTCTACAATTAAATGTATTGTATTTTTAAATGTATTTATTCCTCCTAAAATTACATCCTTTTCAGAACCTTGCACATCTATTTTAACTAAATCAGGTAATGGAAAATTATTTGTATTAACTACTGTATCTAATTTATGTGTGTATCGTAATGATGCGGTAGATTCATTAAATAACTCATTTGAAGCACTATGTCCTATTTCCTTATAATATGAATTACCACCTGGATAAGTATCATTTTGATAAAAACGAACTAGTTTATTATCTTCGCGACTTAATACACCTAAAAAATAATCATGTTCTTTATATAAGAATTCAGCGCTTGTAAATGCATCAAATAGAATTATTTTAGCATTAGGCCATAATTTTTGTGCTATATTAGTCCAATGTAATACACAACAACCAATATCATAAATAATTTTAGGTTCAAAACCATCTTCTTTTAATTTATATAAATAATTAACATGATCTTCCGGAAAACTAACACTATTTTTAAGATTTAATAAATGCTCTTCAGTATTTATAGTCATTATGTAAATATATATATATAAATATATTAGTATTATCTATAAATACTAATATTTTAAAATTTTAAAAGAATCTATATTTTTTGTATTATTATATTTATCAATTGTACTAAAAAAATTATTTAATATTATTTTACAATTATTTACACATAAATCTTTATTTTCATTTTTTTCACAATAATTAGTACAAAAATCATAAAATTTTATTATTTTATTCATTATAGTGTATTTTATAATTTATACTTTATATTTGTTATAGTTATAATAAAATATTCCAAACATTATTGGATTAAACATTAATGAAGAAATTGAATAATGATTAGCACCATATTTTTTATATTGATTTATATCATTTATTGTAGTTATACCACCACCTCCTATTATTTCTACATCCGGATATTTACTTTTAATTTCTTTTATTAATTTAAATGAATATTGTTGAATAGATATACCACTTAAACCACCATATTTTGTATGTAAAGTATTACAACAATGAAATTGTCTAAATCCTTGTTTATAATATTTATCAATAAGAGAAATATCAGATAATGGTGATAATTTAATACAGCACCATTGTCTATTATTATTTAAAAATTTATATAGATCATCATGAATTAAATTATTTTTAACATTTGGACAACTAATATTTAATTCTAAATCCATGCTATCCGGAATTTTATTATTCAATATATCTATTTCATTATAATCCATAATAGCTATACTAACTATTGAATGTTTATCAAATTTATATTTTTTTATTGCCCAATCTATTCCTTTATTTCTTAATCCTATTTGATTTATCCAACCCTGTTTTTCAAATGAATAACGCAAAGTTTTTAATATTTGTAATAATAAACCTTTTCTTGAATGTAGTGTAAAAGACCCTTTGATTGATTTAGTATTTGGTAAATTTATATAGTTTCCAAAAGGTGGTGATATAAATAACATTTATATATTATACAAAATCTATATATAAGTATTTTACATAAATTATTTTACATAAATTATTTTATTATAAAGTTTTTTAAATTATAAGTATTTTCATATTTATTCTAAATAAGAATACAATATATTTCAATTTCTTATTTGTTAATATTTTATTTAATTTATAAAAAATACTATAATCTTTAAAAGGTATATCAGTATAATATAATAATTGTTTATTATTTATTATAGGAGGATTAAAAATTAAATTTTCACCAAATATAAAATGCCAAATACATTCAAAAAAGAATGGACCTACATTTTGTTGATATTTACAATCTCTTTTTTTTATTGCTAGTTCATCATGTAAATGCCAATCATATAGTTTTTTATATAAATCTAATGATAAATTTAAAATACGACTTTTATGAACAATAAATTGAGAACAAGCTGGAAATACTTGATAGTCGATATTTATATTTAAATTAAAAAGTTTATTTAATGTATAATTATATTCTTCAAGAGTCCATTCAAAAGGATGTAAATAATTATGTCTATTATTAGGATATATATTAATCATTAAAGAATCATTTTCCCAATGATTTATATTTAAAAAAAGTATATTATTTTTATATAGTTCATTAGTATCAATACTTAATGACTTAAATATTGAATGATAATGATGCCAATGTTTTTCATGAGCATGAGCAAATAATGTCCATTCATTTAGTTGATGATAATTATCTATTATATATTTTAAATATGAACTAGATTCTCCATAAGGTTCTTCTACAAAATTAGGCTCATTTTTAATTTTAGAATAAATAATTTTATTTTTAATAACATTAGCCCATTCTATATTTTCTTTATATTTAGTTAATACAACAAACATTTATTTATTCTATTATTAAATTATTTCTAAATTATTAAATTATTTCTAAATTATAATTATTTCTAAATTATAATTATTTCTAAATTATTATAAATAATAATTAATCTTCATCACTAAGCATCATAAATTCATTTATATGTGCTTGTTTTTTAACTTCTTTTTTTTTTTGTTCCTTCTTATCTTCTACACATAAATCATCTACTATGTTTTGTTTCATATTATGTAAATCCTTATATTTATCTAAAATTGACTGATAATTAGATGTTGGAATACAAATTTCATAACTTTCATATTTACACTTTTTATAAAATGTTTTACGTTTATTTGCTTGATTCTTAAATGGTACAAAATTATCTTTAATATCTATAATTAATGGTCTCACATTATGTGTTTTTCTTAGAATACGACCAACACTCTGTTCAATATTACTTTTTGGTGTAGTCATAAATAATGTATTTAATTCAGGTATATCTAATGCTTCACTAGACATACTAAAAGTTCCTAATATAATTGGTTTTGTTTCAGATATATCTAAATCTTTTTGTTTCATACCTCCAATGTAATAACCAACATCATATCCAAGTTCGGTTAATCTTTCATAAAATGTTTTTAAATGATTACGTCGGTCACTTAAAAGTATCATTTTTCTTTCAGGTTCACTCATTACTTGTTGAATAATACTAATAATTACATTAGTTCGTGGTAAATAATTTGCTACATTATTAACCATACGTGCAGTAACAGGTTTATCATCGTAACCTTTTTCTAATTTACAATATGTTTCATTATTATCTTCAATATTAAATACTTTAATAAAGACATTATGTTGCTTATCCTTTTTACCCTTATATATAATTGGACCTAGAAACCATTCAAATACTTTTTGCAATCCATCTGCTCTATTAGGAGTTGCGGTTAAACCTAAAGTATATTTAAATGAAACTTTAGGTAAGGCACGAGAAAATACTTCACTAGAAATATGATGACAATTAGATACAATTACACCATTATTATTAATATCTGCTATAATAAAGTTATGATTGTCTTCTACTTCAATATCATATACAGATTCGGTATTGGTTAGTATAGGAATTTTCTTTTCAATATATCTATTATAAACACTATTATTATTACATGTACACAATACATTATCATATTTATTTAAATTATTAATTTCCTTATAACCATTATTCGTTAAAAACTTATGATTTGGCGTTGATTTAATTTTAAAATTATTTATAGTACTTTCAATTAAACAGCAATTTTGTTTTTGCCATGCATAGCACATTTTTTTTAATTCTATTACATTTTTTTTAATATTATAACTATAAATTAATGGTAATTCTATTTTATTAATCCACATGTTATATAACTCTTCTATCTTAAATAAACCCTTTTCTGTTTTTAATAATGTTGAACCTATGAAACACTCATCGGTAATTGCAGTACCAAAACTACTAAAAGCATCATCCTCAAATTTTTTCATACTTAATGACTGTAACATAGCAATTACAATATCCTTACCTACTATATCAAATGTTTTTGCCTGAATCCTACCTATTTGGGCATCCGGTAAAAACATTTTAATACGTTCTATCCATTGATTTAATAAAAATTCCTTATGAACAATAATTAAAGCTTTCTTTTTCAATTGAGATATTATATTTAATCCAATAACAGTATTATGAGTTACTGTAAATGAACCTAATAAATATCTATGATTTCCATCTAATTCTACACCATAATAATAATCTACACCTTTAGGAACTACTTTAATTCGTGTTGTTAAAACATCTTCCATCACTCTCGGTGGTTGTACTTTTTTAGTTTCGCATTTTACTGGTATTATTTCTATTTTTTGTCCATATATACAAGTTTTATAATATACTTCTTCTTTTATTTCTTCTTTTATTTCTTCTTTTATTTCTTCTTTTATTTCTTCTTTTATTTCTTCTTTTATTTCTTCTTTTATTTCTTCTTTTATTTCTTCTTTTTTATAGCAAGAAAATCCTAATGATCGTGCTAAATAAATAATATCATCTAATAGTTTTTCATTTTTCTGAATAATATAATATTTATTATTATTATTAGTAGTAGTATCACTATCTATAATACCTGCTAATAATTGTAATCTTATTTTACGACTGTTACATTTATAAATATGTGGAATATGTTTATTATTAATTAAATTGTATTTTTCTAACATTTTAAATAAATTATTAGATGTTTTTGAACTACTACCTAACCAGTATCCTAAAAAATATGGATCAATATTAACTTCTTTATAAGGAAAATTTACGCCTACACAATAACCTAATAATGGTCCAGAACAACTATGGTAACTTGGTGGTAAATTCATATAATCCTTTAATGGTATGTCGTATACTTGGCCTTTGTTATATTTATCTTTATTTGCAATACATTTTAATGATAAAATATGAGATTCATTTACTGAATATATATCTCCATTTGTTGATACAATATCATACATCATTTCCATACCTCTTCCTAAATTAATAACATTTCTTGGTGTCGAATCATCACCCATAAGTTGATCTCCAATTTTTACATCTTGAATCATTTTTATAGTTCCATCATACATGATAACTTGTGTATCTTTTGCCAAACATTTGCCACCACCACATTGAAGACATAAAATGCCACCACCATAATCAGGATAACAATTATTCATAAATACTGATACAGCTTCTTGTTGAACAGGTCGTAAACTACCGTTAAATTTAATATCAATATTTGTACCATTATTAATATTAAATTTTTCTGGTTTTCCAAGATTTTCTAATGCCCAATAACGTGGTAAATACAACTTTCTAATACTTTCTTGATAAATGGGAAAACTTGGAGGTGGTGAAAATTTACTTTGGTAAGGACTATAAGGAGTAACGTTTAATGAAGTTTTAATTTTTGTAACTTCATTATCAGTATATTCTTCTTTAATAATAATATAACCCTTATTAGTTAACTTAGATTTCATATTTATACATATATAATTAAATATATCA